AGTCAGAGTATTTGCGACGAGAGTGTCAGAGGCACCAGGAGTAGCTAACGAATGGATTTCTCCAAATGCCTGATTGGTTCTGGTTCTCCAAGTCCCAAATGTATCTGATGTCTGTACATTCGCAATTAAAACCATAGTGTTGTCATAAGCTCCTTATTTCTCTTTATTTATCAATTGGCCAACAAGAGTCTTTAAGTCTGATATTTCATGTGCCATTTCTTGCATTTTAATGTTCGCTTTTCGTTGTGTTTTATATAACTCCAAAGCATCCTTATTAATGTTTATCAGTGCCCCAGACTTTTCATCACGAATAAAATCCTTTGTATATAAATCTTCCATTATGCAAGAGCCACTACTCTAAGGTCACCAATTCTTGGTGGGAATGCTGTATTGGTCGACAAAAACACTACCTTGATTTGAAAATACTTGAAAGAACTGAATGTCGTGCCACCTGAAGTATATGTGATTGAAGGTATCATCGTTGATGAAGATTTATATTGAATTTCTAGAAATTCATCTCTTGTCGAAACATCATTTGAAGCTTCTGAAACTTCATACATTTGAACCCAATTCTTATTTTCAAGAAGGTCATCATCATATAGTGAAAGAACCTTATAATACACTTCAATATCTGATGTGAATATTTTATGAGCCCTAAGAACTACATTAAGGTCCGTAGCATCAAATCCATCGGCCAAAGAGACTGGTCGAGTAATATATCTAGCAGTTGCTGCACCACCACTGGTTCCTGTCTCACCAGTATTATCATTATTCACTACATTCTCAACACCGATAAATGACATACGCTGCGTATCAATCAATGGTGAAATGTCACTATGGAGTGAAACGAAACTTGCCCTATTTACATAAGTTCCGGTGCCTGTAGATTTTACTTGGTGTTGTTCATTAAAGAAATAATTTGCATCTCCTGGGATATTCGTATATGATGCATCCAAGGATCCTGAAGCTGTGCTTGTTGCCTTATGAGCATAATTAATACGAGATGACATTGGTTGGAAATCCTGTATTGTTGGATGAACCAAGTCCATATTCGTATTTGAGGTTGCTGCAGCAGACTTTAGAATAGCTTCATGGGTTCCAGTTCTAGTGAAATTTGCTTTATTGATTACAAATTTCATATCCTCAGTTTGCTCGGGTGTCCAAGTTGAAGAATTTTGTGATTTGAATAATGACCCAGTGAATGGCTGAGATGAAATCATTTCAGAGGTAAGAATGTCTACAGAACCAATAACAGATTCATATACCTCATATTCTAGAGTATTAGTAAGAAGGGCGAAACTATATTCAACTCCTGGAGTTAGATAAATTGGGGCATCAAAAGTAAATTTAGTTGCAACAGAACCATCTGCACTGGTTGTAATATCATCAGGTTGTTTTGTAACAAATCCAAACGGAAGAACAGTTGTAGCAGAAGGGAAACCATTAACTGTGGGTCTTATGTGCATCATGACTGGAACTGTCGATGATTTGGTTGCAAAATATATATCAATGCTTGTAATAAATACACCTTCAGGATATAATGCACGGTCAACAAAGAATGTTTCAGCAATAGGATCGGCCACGCCAACTTGGTTGAGGCCATTATATGATGGGAAAAACCCCCTGCCGCGAGGGCCGCAGTTGCCGCACATGACCCGGGCACTTGCTCCACTGGTTGTTCCGGTTATAACTTCTCGGTCTTCAGTTGCTTGGCCAGGAATACTTAAAAAATCTCTAACAGAAATACTTACATTTTCTTGAGTTTGCAACAAACCCTGAGCGCTATAATTTGCTTCGGCAATAGTTGAAGAATTTCCACCAACATTGAGAGCATCATCTATGAGTCTAAATGATCTCTCACCTGTTCTAAATCTTAATGTATCGCTATTAGGTATGGCAAAGGTACAAGTGAGTGAACCAGCAACATCGGTTATTAAGTTATCACCGAGGGAACCACCAGCTGGTGTGACATGAGCACCTACATCAATAGAATCAAAAAAGGCATAAACTCTAGTTGAAGGTTTCATTCCTGTTGCTGTTATTGTAAGAGTTCTTGGCCGAATGAATGGAATAATAGAAACATCTACAATCCTATCTCCAATTGATCTTGTCAGCATTGTTGGTGCCAATCTGAATGTGGAACCCGTTCTCTGTTGGTTTTCAAACTGTTCAGAAGTTGAGCTAGTAACATTGATTATTCTACCGGTATTCATCGGCACGCCGGCCCATGCAAGCATCTGTTCAGGAAAAGCTGAAGTAGAAGAACTGATTACCCGTGAACCTGTACCAATTACTTCCCAATCATTCCATTGGGTGCCAAAACCCGGAGCGTTCTCTGGTGTTATAACTGACGCAATGTGTTCCCAAGCATCATTATTTCCTTCAAAATTAACAAGAACATCTGGTCGTGTTGAAGTATCAACCCATTCATCTGAAGGAGGTTCTATCAGTAAAATACCAACCCAATTGATAACATTAAATGGATTTATATTGAGAGTTTTTGAAGCCTTCAATTGAGAAATGAAAATTTCTTCACTATAAGGTAGTGATAATATATGTCCAGTTAATTGTATGCCGGTTGATGAACCAGCATCATAATCAAAATCGAAATTTCTTGAGATGAATGGCGGGCCCGCCACTTGGCCGAGAGGATCTATAGAAGTTTTATAATCAGTATCACGAACATCACCTATATTATGACCCGTAAATGCATCAACTAAAATGCCATTCTTAAATCTATTCGCACCTGAACTATCCTTGATACTAAAATCAGTAGCGTTTTTTTCAAGAAGACTTAAACCGGTGTAATATTCCAAACGGTCAACTCGTCTAGCAATATCACCAATATCACGCATAGTGTATCGGTTTGTATCAATAAATCTGGTCTTAATATCACTAAGCTTAAAGGTGTATGCAGGCATCTCAATATTATAAAGTGCAAGCAATCCTTCTTCATTTACTACAGGGGGTATAGGACGTTCATCTGGAATTCCTGTGACTATGCCGTGGTTACCGTCTTTATCAACAAATAAAGTATCTAGTCTAGGAACATAATAATCATAGTCAGATGAGATTGAAAGGTTGGGTTCAGGAAGTTGGATTCCTTCCATTACAGTGTTAGCATCCGTACGACGAGGCCGGAAATCCAATACATCTCTAAGTTCAACTATTTTCCTTGTAGTTGGTGAAGTGAAAGTAGGAATGTCAGCATAAATAACTCCGGATCCAGTATAACTATCAACACTGAAATATCCTGAACCAGTGTGTGAGAAGTTATCATACACAACTTTAATTTGACCAGTAGGAGCAGTAGCACCATAGTTTAATGTGATACTACCATGGTCATAGTAATTGTCTTTTTGACCAGTATTGAGAGTATAACTATTAGCTAAATTCGTATTACCTACATCAAGTGATGTAATGGTTCCATTTGCACCAGATGTTGCACCTAGTACAACTTCACTATTTGCAAATGTACCATAATTAGTAACATATTCGAGGGTAGAGTTTCCACTGGTCCATAAAATAACATCACCATTAGCATTAGATGTTGAACCTGTTATGATTTCACCTTGGGTGAAAGTTCCTGTAACAGTGCCAAGTGTAAGTACGGGTGGGACAGGAGTAAAGGTGGTGTTTGCTCCTGTGTATACACCTTTTAACTTATAAATGTCTGAAACAGGAATAGTCTCTGTTGCAGTTGAACTTGTATTTGGATTTGTAATTACATATACTTGGTTTGTGTTTAGGGTTTTTGTTTTTTCACCAGCGACAGCATCTGTAATGCTTGCAATAATTGAACACTGGATGGAAATTGCATTGTTAATATCAAATGTTGCTTGTGTAGTTGCAACCGTGATAGTTCTACCTGCTGTATCCATTGGAATAACATCACCTTTGGTAAAAGGACCAACAGTTTCTTCAGCAACCACATGATAATATGTGCGTTTATTGGCAGCCGAAAGAGCACCTGAACCAAAGAAGGTTTCAGATGCATCTGCGGTATTAATTGTAGCAACACCTGAGGTAAATTGAACGGTTGTGAAATTCCTACGTAATTGATAATTAGTATCAACTGCTGAGGATTGATCTCTAACCGTTTTGATAGCAGCATTAGGAAGGTTAAAAACCAATGAGTTGAGACTTGTTTCATATAGATATGCTTGGTTTGAATCATTCCAACCAGCATCAGTATCAATGTCTGCAAGGCCTGGAAAAGTGTCATTCCAAGCACCGGCATGAAGTCCTCTTACTACTGTAAAGTCAGAAGATCCGGTATAATTAAGGTCATACAAATAAGCTCTATATTCATAAGGACCTCCCGCTGAACCATCCTCATACATAAATTGTCTTATTTTGGCAGTACCTATTTTTGTGTTTGCATAATTTGAGGGAGTAGAGCTATCAATACCCGCAGTGATTGTTGAAATTTGACCGTTGGCCCCACTTGATAAGCCGGTAATAACTTCACCAGTAACCATCAGGCCTGTGTTTGGAGTAAGTGACAGAATTTTAGATTCAGGAACCCAGAAATCAACTACAGAATTTGCTGAAGATGTGTTACCTGTTACCTGTTCACCAGCAGTGAAGGTACCAGTATTATTGATAAGAAGAATGGTGTTAGCATTTGCAACATTGTGAAGATCAACTTCCTCATGAGAAGTAATATCAAATTCACCAGATACGTTATTAACGATAGTGTAATTTCCATATTGAGCATATGTCTGATTATTGTTTTTATTTTTAGTGCTTCTTGCTTTATCAGCATCATAATACCTAGTATTATGGCTTACATGTTCAAATCCTTGTACAAATGCCTTACCAGGCTCAACAGCAACTGAAATTTGTTCTGTATTACCTGAAATATTGTCTCTATAATGAATTGGGTAATATCTTACCGTATATGAACCGGATTCATCATAAGTCCTGCGAGCCATGGTTTCACCTAAAACAGAAAGCACAGGATATTGGATCCATTTTGTAATTGCACCGTCATCAACTGTTAGAAGGTCTACAAAGTTTGCTGTATTGGCTGTAAGGGCGGTACTCATAAATGTTAGATTGATTTTATATCTATCAGCACCAGGTGCTGCATAATTGTACGATCCTTGAGCAGGATCAGTTAAAGTTGCATCTGAATTTGAGTCTATAAAAGTCTCGGAAATTGCAAATCCAATTTTTGCGTTAGTTCTCCAGTTTGTTTTATCAACAACGATTTGTTGTTTGGTATTTTTAACAAAATTGCCATTGATATAATAAGTTCCCGCTTCCACACCAGCAAGAAAACAATTACCTTGTGCGGAAGAAACCCCGGTGTTAGCTAATACAACTGTGCCTCCAAGAGCCTTTAATTGTTCATTGTTTGCAAAATCGGTACTACTTGTGAGTCTTAAATAAATTGTTGCAGGGTCCCCACCACTGGATTCAGTAGTGATTACAACCCGTCCATTTGCTCCAGAAGTTTGTCCAACCACACTTACATTAGCGAAGGTAGATGCTGCGTTTCCGGTGAAAGAAGTATTAAGTTTTAGACTCTTGGCCATTGTGTCGAATGAAATACCACCACCAACTACAGGCGACCCATGTTTAAAGGTGAATGAACCATGACGTTCAGCCTGTTTCTGCATAATAGTTTGGAGCTGGGTTAGTTCTCTTGCTTGAACAGCTGATCCCGGTTTGAATAATACACGATGAAAGTTTTTGTCTTCATCATAATCATCGTAATAAGGATTTACGTTAAAATCTGCCATCTATTTTTACACCTTTAGAACTGTATAACCAATTTAACGTCTTCTATCTGGTCAGCTGCCCTACTAATAGGACTTCTATTTTCAACATACAGAATATCACCAGAGAATTTTTGAAGCTCACCAATTGTTTGTGTTAGGACATTTGCGGTTGCAAGGGATGTGTTGCCTGTAACAGTTTCACCAGCAGCAAAGAGACCATCTTGTGATGTGACCTTAATTTGTGATGAATTGGCTTGCACGATATATGCATTTGAGGTTGTCGTTCCACCATCAACCCTTTCATCAGTAACAAACGTGCCTGACACAGCATTAAGGCCAAATGTAGTTGTTTGGTCATAGGTTGCTCCATTTGCAGCTGTACCACTAGCGAGTAATGGGTCCCTGAGTAGTCCAATCTTTCTGAAATCGTTAGAGGTTGTAAACTTACCACCCTCATCTTTGTCAAACTTACAGTTTACCATGACGTTAAACCCACCAAGTTCAGCGACAGCATCCTTACCGTGACCTGTTTTCGGTGCAATATAAGCAGTTGCTGTCACACCCGATGAACCGTTGGCACTAATAACAACGTTTGCTTGGGAATAATCTTGACCAACAGCAGTGACGGTCATAGAATATACTGTATTAGAGGTTGTGTTCATGGTTGCGATTGCTGTAGCACCTGTTCCATCACCCTGAAGCACAACTTTTGGTGCAACTGAATATGTGGTTGTTCCGTCTAACCCCGTTGAAACAGCAGATGCGAGTGTCGCCACCTTGGTCGAACCGACATAGTTGATGACCTCTTTCTGTTGGCCCAAACCCGTACCACCTGTTGTATAGAACATACTGCCATTGTATAAGTCATTCACAGCAGATGCGCCAGAAGCAAGTGTGACTGTAGTTGTGTTTCCAACAGCAGCGAGTGTGCCTGTGTGATAATTGTTATAGGTAGAACCACCAGCAGTTACGTCAACAATGTCAATAGAACCGTTGACTGCGGCTTGCTGGACACTCCACTGGTTAGAGCCATCGTTTGCTGATAGGGTCTTGACAGGGATGTATGATGCTGTGTTGTATTTTAATACGTCAGCGGCCGATACAGTATACATATATTTCCACTTGTATCCATCAGCAGTCGTTATAATGGAGGAAGAGGTACCTGACGGAGTTGAAGTAGAAAGACCACCATTGTTGTTGAACAAGCACTTATATACATGGTAATCACTTACCATCGCATAAAAGGTATTGGAAAATAATGTAGAATTGGTGTCTGAATATTCTGTATATAAAGTCCCTGAAGTCCAATTCACTCTTGGTATCACGTATGACACATCACTGGCTTCAACCTTCTTACATGATAACATGTCACGCCAATGGGCATACACGGTGTTGGCAACTGCATCATTAGGTGTTGGAGGACTTGCATCATTGGTCCAAGCTTTCACACCTCCAATAAACATATACATTCTTGTAGGTGCAGCTTCACCAAAGGCTTCTTTGAATTGGTCAGCGTTATTTTGTCTGAATTTATGTGTTACAACTGAAGGCATGGCTAAAAGGTTCTCCTGTTTATATTGTTACTATTTATACATTTTTTATCTGTGTTACAAAACATTTCTCTTGTAAATCTCACCGTCTGTTAGACCACCTTGATAGAGACCATATACATCAAGGATTGAATTGGCCCAAGCTGTACCAAGTCCAGTAACGACAAATCCTTGGTCTGGATTAACATCATCTGGATCTCTAACCATGATAAAGTCACCACTTGAAAGGTTTGCAGAGAACGCTGTCCCTGTTGCTACAAAGGCTGAATTGTCACTGAGGGACCCAGAGGCAACATATTCAATACCAGCAATAGTGTTACTTTCGTATGCACTGATAATATCGGTGTAAGCGGTTGTGATTACGTTTGCGGTACAACCAACTATTGGCCAGTAGATCATAGAGGTTTCATCTACCTGTTCCTCAACCCGGTCAAAGAAGCCAAGACCATCAGTTAGTGTTGAATAGATATTAGCTGCTTCTAAGTCTCGACTCATAAGAAGAAGGTTTGCATTGGCACTGGCACCAAACCTATACACTGGCAGTTCAGTGGTCATGCCCCACCGTCTAGGTCCATAGTTAAACATACTGGTCAAGGTCGAATACATGTTTGCTGCTTCCATATTACCACCTATGAGAGCAAGGTTCGTGTTTGAACTGGCACCAAACGAATCAACATGGGCTTCAGTAGGCATCCCCCACCTTTTTTCTACTGTGGTAAAGATACTACTTAGTGTTGAATACACATTTCCTGCTTCCATCGCATCAGATGTAAGAGAAAGGTTTGTGTTTCCACTGGCACCAAATGAATTAACTGGTGCATGGGTGGGTATACCCCACCATCTGACATCGTAACCAAGCGCAGAGGTTACGACTGAAGAAGCGTTTGCAGCAGCTAGGTTAGCACTTAAACGGGCCGTCACCGTATTTGCACCATCTCCAAATGTTGGTCCAACATATACATCGGTGTTCCATAAAGCATCAAGGAAGTCAACGTTTGTGTTTTGGGAAACACCGATGTTTAGTCTGGTGTTGGCAAGACCATTGATGATGTCTGTAATTACTAGCTGACAAACACCGATGTTTAATCTGGTGTTGGCTAAACCACCCACTTGGTCGGTGTTCGTATTTGCAATAGCACCTACATTCAGCCTGACATTTTCCACACCAGCTATTGTATCAAAATTTCTTGAGACAACATCTGTTACTCCTGTCATGTCAAGTGCTGAAAGTGCTAATTTAATTTCATATGATGTATTGATAATAGTATTTGCGGCAACTCTAGCTGATACTTGAGCAATAGCAGATTCTATAGTGAGCAGCAATTCATAAAGAGTGAATACTGATGGTGCTAAGTTAATCGTATCAACAGATTTGACCTTACTGAATAGTGCAACACCAGCCGGGTGTAGCAACTTCTTAACGATGTCTCTGAATTTGTTGATAAACTCACCGGTCTGTAACTCGTATGAAAACTCTTGGTAGTAGAGGTTGTCTTCTAAGTATTTGTCCCATGACAACCAACCCTTGGTTCCAACATATTGTCCCGATTCAGTAAAGTTCGCGCCACTCGCAGTAACGGTATACCCATTTGTAGAAGTAACCGTTTCAGCGTCTAAGAACGTTCCATCAATACTTGTTAAGAGGAATTCAAATACTTCAAATCCAGAGTCCAAGATTGTTTTGATTACCTGTTCAACAACGGCAGTGGCACCAGATGTCCCACCTGTAATTTCATATCCTTCCATGTTGTAGGTCGTATCATTACCATTGACTCTCAATTTCTTGTCTATTTGCCAACGACCATCAGAACACCTGAGTATATCTTCAGCAGGATAATAGAACTCTACGTCATCGTCATACAAGATTCTGAATAACAGTTTGTATGACTTCTCAGAGCCTCTAGCCCTGTAGAACGATTTGATGTTTTTTGCTAATAGTCTTTTGTCTGCTAGAACATTTTGTGGTATATTTGCCATCAACTCGTCGTGGAAATATACAACATATTGGTCTAGTGTCGCATCAATATCTCTGTATGAAAGTAGACTCTTGGTCGCATCAGTAACTTGACCAGATTCTTCCATCCATTCATAGTATGCTTTTACGAACGCTACTAGGTTTGGTCCGTCTTCTCTAACAAAGTCAGGAAATTGTTGTTCTATAAGGTTGGAATAATTTTTATTAACCATTTTACATCAACTACACTTCTCTATCTTCGGTTGTAGTTACTGTAGTATCATCAATTAGGAGAATTTGGTCCCTGACAGGTGTGATGTCTTTATTGACAGGTTCAGCAGAGAGTTTAATCACTCCACTATTATCTACAGCTGTAGGTAGGAAAGAATTGAGAGTGACTGTACCTGCTGCAT